GCGTAGGTGACGGTCATAGGATCACCCTCAACTCAGCTTGTCGGCAATTTCGGTGACGTTCAGCGTCGCGATGATCGGCTCCATGTCGAGGCCGACCAGGTGCGTCGGCTCACCGAGACCGCACAAGCGATAGACCATCGCCATGGTCGCGTACTTGCCATGATCGCGGATACAGCCCTTGATCGCGTCTTCAAGGGCACCAGTCTTCGCGTCGCTCATCGGCGATCCCTCCGATCCCGAAATGGCCCCGGCGCGACGCCGTGCGGTTTCCAAAACTGCTCGTTGTCCTTTTGGATTTGCGCCAGGGTCAGGCCAGGCGAGGCAAGCTCCGCGCGCGGCGATGGCACCGCCTGGTCGCGCTGGTCGCCCCAGACACGCACCGCCGTGTTGCCGAACACCCCGAACGGGTTGATGCCGCCGGTAATCGAGCCGTAGGTCGATCGGTGCGTTTGATCGGCGCTCGACGGCGGCGTCGAGCTATCGGGGTGAAGCTGCGGGTGCTCCAGCCCCTGCTCGCCGGGATCGGGATCACCCTTCATCACCAGCGGGGCCAACGGCGGGTCATCATGTACGGAGGGCGTCCGCGCGATCGAATCCGGGTCCGGCTCCAGCGCCTTGCCCATCTCGCCGAGCGGCCCGTCGCAATTCTCGGCGAGCCGCTGCAGCTGCGGATGCTCCGGCCCAAGCTCGTGCGGTGACTGATCGGCGCAGTCCTCTTCGAGCGCGCGCGGCACCGCATCGATGCCGGAGATCGTGCCCTTGTTTTTCGCAGCGTATAGCACCTGTTTGCCCTTTTCTTTGCCGTACTGCTCCTCCATCGCGGAGAGAATTTTCTCTCCCTTCGGCGTCAACGGCATGACACAACCTCCTTAAACGGCGGTGACACCCTGGCCTTTGAGATACGGGTGATCGGCGAGCTTCGACGGCACCTCCTGTATCCCGCTGTTGAAATACACCGTCTGGTAGTCGTCGGTGGTCAGCGCGAAGGCTTCCGGCACCATCATCTTGGTAGTGTGGTCACCAGTCAGCTTGGCGAAAGCCGCGCCGTCGAGACGCCCGACCACGTCGCTGCCAGGCAGCGGCATGTTCTGGGTCTTGGCCTCGGCTTCGTCGCGGGCGGCTCGCGTTGCCGCCTGGTCATGCGCCTGGCGTTCGGCCTCGGTCGGCTCCGCGCCATGTTCGCGATGCTGTGTCGTCTGCGCCATAAGAAAATCCTCCTCAAGGATGCACGCTGTTTCCGAGAATCATCGCCAGCAGCGCCAGCGCGATGGCAAGCCAACCGAGATGCGGGCCGGGCATGTTCGGCACCCAGCCCCGCAACGACTGGAGCAGCGCCAGAATGAACGCCGCGATCAACAGAATAAATCCGACCATCTGTCACCTCCCCTAAATTGGTGACGCGGGCCGGTTGGGTGGCCGGCACGCCGCCGTGGGGACCGCTCCCAAGGCACGGCGGCACCGCGTCAGTGACAGTTTTTACAGACCGTCGAAGTACCCGATCGTCTCCGAATACGGTATCTCCAACTCGCCGAGCTTACCGAAATACGATGTCTTTTGCCAGATCGCATCGTACTGGATCGGAGTCCGCTGCAGGAGTGTCATCGGGAACCGGACATAGTTCATGTCCTTGGTGTACACCACCATCCGGTCCACGGTGCCGGTGGTGCCCAATGTACCGCCCGCGCCTGCGCCGACGCACCACTTGCACGGCAGGATGTCCAACTGCCCTGCGCCGCTGCGCGCCAGGATATTGTTTTCCTCGATAAAGCGCAGGATCGAGGTGGTGCCGGCGGTTGACACCAGGGTGGTGGCAATGAACCCGTACTGCGTCGGCGGCAGCAGGATGCGTGACGGGACCACCGCCCAACCGGAATTTTGCCAGACCGTGTTCAAGGCGTAATTGAAATCCGCGAGGATTTCCGCCGCCGTCTTCGCATTCACGCCCATCCAGTGTGACGAACCACCTGCGCCGTTGGGCAAGTTGGTAATGACACCAACGCCCTGCGTTCCGACCGCCGCCACCGGCATGTTGACGAGACCCTTGGCCCCGACATCGGCATCGCCAGCGTACACCTGGGCGTCGATGTCAAATTGCCATTTGAGCTTGATCCCGTCGTACTTTTGCTGGTCGATCGGGCGACCGAGGCGCAGAGACGACTCCAACTCAAAAATTGTGTATTTGAGTTCCATCGCCCAGGCGCGCAGCGGCTTGGTCAGCAAACCGATATCGACGTTCACACCGACGATTTGGTTTGCTTCCTTGCCGATCCAGGCCTTGCCGCTGTTGATCGCGTACGGACCTCCAAGGCCGGAGGGGATGCCGTACGACAGCTGCGTGAACGATGTGCCATCGTCGGCGATCGTCACGTCCTGGCGCAGATCGATGTCGCGACCCCAGGTGACCGCCGCGAGCGGCAGATGCATCGTCGGGTCGAGGCGGATCAGTTCCCCGTGGAGGAACGCGCCGGTCGAATCGTAATATTTGCCGTCGTACGCCTTGTAGGGCGTCGAGAAGCGCTTGCCGAGCGCGTTCCCGATCGAATCATGCGTGCGCGGATCGCCACCAGCGAGACCGACACGCGGGAATCCCATACCATCGAGCGGCATCGCTGCCCCCTTTGCTAAAGTTGATAAGATTGCGTGGAAAGGTTGAGAGCCAACCAGCGTTGGCTCTCAGATTCGGCTAGATATTGAACGCAAGCTCCGCGACACCGTTGGCGTCCGGCCCCGATGACCAGGTCGTCTTGGTCGAGGCGATGGCGATCGTGTTGCCGGCGCTCGTTGCGGCCTCGAACCCACCCTGTGTGTGCGGGGCGGCGGTCGGAGCCGCCCAGACGAAAACCGCACCGCCGGGAGCCGGGGTGCCGTTGACGTTCACCAGGATGTAGCCCATGCGCATGATCGACACCGGCTGCGGCGGCGACGGGATCGCTTGCGCGGCCCCGAGCGGCTGCTGACCATACGGACCTTGCGCCGATCCCATCTGCTCCGGGAAGGCGCGCGCGGTGATCCCATACACGTCGGTGTCGGTGTTGTCGCCGATCACCAATTGGCGCACGTTGCCGGTGGTCGGGTCCATCTTGACCGCCGCGCCGTAAGCGAGCGGCGGGTTCGACGGCAGTGCGGCACGGCTCTCGGTCGAGAACAAGTGCCGGGTAATCTCGCCAGCGACCCCGTAGGGCGGGCGGAATGCATATGCGACCATAGATAGCCCTCCTTTCCCCGATTAGTGGCGCTGGTTCTTCCAGAACTCAGCGTTGCCCTTCTGCACATCGGCGAGCGTCGCCGCGCCGACCGGATAGCTCGCGCCGTCCGGCACCGCCGGCATCGCGCTGCGCCGGTTGTTCGCCGAGTTCTCGCGCGCCTTGGCCGCGCCGACCGCGATAAACAGGTCGCGGACCCGCGCGCAGTCCCAGGTCTTGATGTCCCCGGTGAACTGCCCACCGGTCATGTCCTCGATCAGCGTGCGCGTCTCCGGGTTCGTCCACGCCAGGTCGATCACCTTGGCGCGGAAGCCGCACAGCGCGTCGAATGTCTTCTGCGGCGGCAGCGCACTGTCGAAGGTCGGCATCTGAATGCCGGGCACCAGGATTTCAGCGTACGCGCAGGTTTGCTGATACGCGTCCGACATGAAGGCCGAATCGCGTGCCTTCTTGTGCGCGTCGGCGGTGCCTGGCGGCGCTTCCATTTCGAAGCCTGGCAGAATCTTGCGGTTGCCGTCACCGCCGGCATCAGGCGGATCGCGGAACGCATCGTTGTTTTTCTTCTTGTCGTCTTCGTCCTCGTCCTCTTTCTCCTGATCGCCGATGCCCATGCGCTTGCGGCGGGCGTTGCGCGCCGAGAACGCATCGCGGGACTTGTTGCCCGCCAGCGCGCGCCAGATTTCCTCTAGCTCGCTGTCATGCGCCTTGAGACGCGAATCCATGGCCGGCGTGATGCCAGGCCCAACATTGTCTGTCGGTGGCATTTCGCCGCCCTCCTCCTTTTTCTCTTTCGACGGGATGTGTAGGTGAAGCTCCGCATGATCCGGGAGATCGTTGATCGCGTTCTCAAGCTCCCCTTCGTCACGCGATTGAAAGGCGCGGCGAATCCGGTCGCGCCACGTCCCGTTTCCTGCCTGCGCCATCAGAGACCTCCTCCAGTTAACAGCGTTGCAAGATCGCGCAGCCCGGTGATGGTCACCGGGCTGTGTAGGATGATGTTCGGCGCACCCGAACCGGTCGAGCACACCTGGAACGCACTGTCACCAATCGAGCAGCGAAAGCCGCAGCGACCCTGATCGACCAAGGCGACATGATTGATGCGAATGTTGGTTTGCCGCCCGCGACCAGGCCCGATCGATTCGTAATCGGCGTCGTAGCCGCACGAGATTTGCTTCTTGCCGCGATTGATCGCCTCGATCGCGTCGGTGTCGTAGATCGTCAGATCGGCGACTAGCAGATCAGGCTCGATCTCGCTCTGGTGCGGATTGGTGGCGACCCCGACTGCGAGCCTGCGCCAATTGTCCGGCGTCACATCGATGCGACCGCCCCAGGCGTCGCTGGGATGATCCAAGACGACCGGCTTACCCCAGATGCTGCCGATCGCTTCCGGGTGGAACACCTCGGTCTCGTCGCGATCGATCGTGACGAAATCACCGCTAATCGGGGTCTCGCCTGGCCCGTAGGCTTGCGCACCCGTGCGCGCGATCGGCACGTCGGCGCACCGCAGGAACCCCTCTTTTGTCCAGGACCGGCACGATCCGCCGGGGATCGGCACTGCGAAATCTGTAAAGCGCATGCCGTCACCTGTCGGAATTTCTTACAAAAGCGGTCGACTCAAATCGGCTAACCCATTGGAATCACAATCTGGCACGGCGCGTGCTTGTAGGCCGGGTCGTACCTTCCAACGGAAAGGGTTTTTCGATGCGTACCTTGATAGCTTCGCTGGCCGCGTTCGCCCTGCTGGGCGGCGTCGCCAGTGCTCAAGTCGTCGATCCGCAGCTATGGATCGGCCCGCCGGGCGCAACGTCGCCGCCGGGCGGCACAGCGGTTGGTGGCGAAAGCAACCTGCTAGTCGGCACCGTCAGCGGCACCAATTTCGAGATTGGCGTCGCCGGCAATCACAACATGCAAGACCCGATCCTGCTGATCGTCGGCATCGACGGCACCGCACCCAACCTGACCATCGGGTTCAGCGGTTGCAGCCCGACCTTGGGGTGTCCGTTGGCGACAGCCGGCGAATACGGGATCAGCGGGCCGACCGGCACGCTCAACTCAACAACAAAAGACGCATACAGTGCCCTCGGCATCACCGATCCGGGGACTGGTGTCGATAGCGAAAGCCTTGTGAACTGGCAAGCAGCGGACACCGCCAACGGTTTCACGGCTGCCACGTCCTACATGCTCGAAGCATTCGAGATACCCGGAACGATCACTCAGAACAGCATTCTGTCACTGTCTGAGACCGGGTTACCGGTTGGCAGCTTCCTGATCGCCTATGGCTGCGAATCGCCCGATCTGGCGCATACAGCTTGCAGCGGTGGTGACGTAGGAGCGACACCGTTTACCAATGCCGGGCTGATCGATACCCCGTCCGGTGGTGGCCCGCCACCGCCACCGCCACCGCCACCTCCGGTGCCAGAGCCGGGTTCGCTCGCCATACTAGGCAGCGCGCTGGTTGGCTTCGGATTTTGGGGCTGGGTGCGGCGTCGCGTTCATGCTACTGATCTGGCCGCGTAGTCGGGGAGACTGCGCGAACGGCGATTTTCCCCAACTTTAGCCCCGCTCCAGCGGGGCTTTTTCTTTGCCCGACACTCCGTCGCTCGCGCTACACGCCCGCCCGCTGGCGCTCTTCCACGGGTCAGTCGCGATGGATGACGATGCGCCGTCCGACCCGCTTTAGCCAATCGCGCGCCGGCTGCGGCGCGCCCTGCTCGACCTCTTCGAACGCCGGCACCTCGTCCCAAAACCAAGACCAGTCCTGCAACTCCTCCGGTAGCTGATCCTCGTCCTCGGCGGTCCAGTTGACCGGCGGGTCGCCCATCCAATTGACCAGGATGTAGGTCTCGCGATCAACCGGCAGCTTGAGCACGTCGCGAATGTATTTCGCGATCGAGTCATCGGCGAGCGTGGTCATTCCTCTTCCTCACCCTCGTCTTCGGCGCTGGTCGCTTCGAGATCGTGGATGCCGCCGGCTGCGTTGAAAATCGCGTTCTGGGTCTGCTCCAGCGTGGCCTTGTGATCGTGATAGTCGCGCCAGAGTTCGGCAACCCGTGTCTTGACCGCGCGCGGCGTGTCTTCGCCGAACAGCCGGCGCTTGGCTTCCCAGGTGATCGATTGCAACACGCGCGGCTTGATGTGAAGCTCGTGCGCGAGTTCGCGATAGGCATCGGCCCAGATCGCGTAGGTGCCCTCGATACCGGTTTCGCCGCTGCCTTTCGCGCCGACGAAATGCCGCCGCGCTACCTCGGCAGCGCCGCCTTTCGGCCCGGTCTTCAGCGAATGCAACACCGCTGTATCATTCGAGCCAGATGGGAATAGCATCGGCGCGCCCACGGCATGAGTGTCCATGGTCACGTCTTCGTTGTTCGAATCGGGATCGAGAATGTTGTTGTAAAAGCTCCGCACCTTGTGCTTCTCGCCCATCGCCTCGGAGATCACGTTGCGATCGCCGTTCGATTCGAGCGCCTGCAGCGCGTTCTCGATCATCTTGTTCGACTGCCAGGTCGCCATCGCCGGACGCGCTGGCGCGGTCACCTTGCCGGCCTTGTTCTTCTTTTCCTTGATCATCGCCGTGCCGAGGCTCGAACCATCGGGCGACAGGGCATCGTAGTGACGCGGGCTGTGCGCTTCGTCGTACGTCCTGATCCACATCGCCTTCTCGGTCAGCGTCTGCATCTCCGACAATTTCTTGCCGCGAATTTGCTGCAACACCGCCATCCGCACCTGTTCCTGGCGGGTCGGGCCTTTGGTCGGGTCTTTCTTGCGCGCCGGCATCCAGATGCCGCGCACCGCCTTGACCGCCTTGCCGCCTGGCGCAGCTGCCTTCGGCACCGCCGGGGTGCCGTAGGCAACGCGGTTCATCGCCTCATCCCAGTCGGCGTTCTGCTTGGTAAAGTAGACATCCATCAGATGGTCGGCCAGGTACACGTTGATGTCCCACAGCTTCTGCGGTGACAGTGCGGCGTACACGCCGGCAGCGCTCTGCAGCGGAATGTTGTATTTGTCGGCGGCGCGCTGCGCCATGTTATGCGCGCCCTCGTACCACAGATGACCTTGCTTCCTGATCTCCTCCGGCACCTTACTCATCAGGAACCGCAGGTTCTTTTTCGCCATTTCCTTGATCGCGGTGGCGATCTCGTCGTCGCTCTTGCCCTCGGTCTCCTCGGCGAGCAATTGCGGATAGGAGCGCCCGTCCTTGAACAGGCCGATATTGTGTTGATACACCACGGGCGTCTGTTTCATCGTCTCGACATCGGCCCGGCGGTAGCGTGCGCTTTCGAGCGAGCCTTTGACCGATGGCCGGCTCGTCGCAATGAGAGCCGGGTGACCGTGCGAACCTCTCAGCCCGGTTTGGCTTGGGTCGGTCTCCGAGCGCCAATGATCGTTAGCGTCTTGCCAGACGCTGGCGACATCTTCCAGTCCTTTTGCCCCGCCCTCCTCTTTAATGATGCGCTCGTAGTCCGCTCGCCCTCTGGCTCGCTGTTCGTCGTCGGTGCCTGTTCCGAGTTGATCGCCAATGAACACTCCCTTGCCTGGAACCGCATGAACCTCCGACCCAAACGCTTTCGCCGCCGCGTTGATCTTGGCGTCGGTCGCGTCATTGTCGGTGTAGACGTACACTTTCGCGCCGTCTGCGGTCGGCTCCAATGTGTGGAAGTCCAGGCCGGCTTTCAATAATTGGTTGTGGATGTCAGCGAGGCTGCCTTTGGCCTCGAAATCAGCCATGTGACTGTCGGCCTTATTATCCTGGCTGAAAACCAGAACCTGTTTTTGATTCGTGATGTGACCTTTAATCGCAGCCGCGACCCGGATCGCCGCCAGGTTACCGCGCTGCACCGCCAAAAGACTGTTCTCAGCCCCATCCTGCCACGCGCCCAGCACCGCGACCTGGTGCTTGTCGGTGATCCCGAGCCGGCGGTCGATCATGTCCGAGATCGCGGCCAGCGCATGCTGGCGCTTGCCGGAAAGCTCCTGATGCGCCTGGGCGAAGCTCAGATCGCCGACATTGGGTGAGACGAAGGTCTCGCCGGAGACCGGCTTAGGGGCCGCAGGCTTGCGCGCTGGCACCGCTGTCGTCGTTTTGGCACCCTTGGGTGCCGCCGGAGCCTTCCCGCGCTGTACGGGCCGCTCCTGCGGTTCCTGTGGCCCTTCTGCCTGTTTCGGTGGCTCTGCCGGCTCTTTGGCTTCCTTCTCCTCCGGCTGCTCGCCGCCGGCCTCGGCCCCGGTGTGCGGCGCGAACTGCCCGCCCTTCGAGGCCGGCGCGCCCTTGGGCTGGTGTGGGTGCTTCTGCAGTTCCTCGGAGCCGCCGCGCACCGCCGGAGCGTCGAACCCGTGCGGCTCGAACCGGCTGGCATTACGTTCGGCCTGGATCGCGTAGATTTGCTGAACGATGTGCGCCGGCTTGCCGAGCACCAGGGTCTGCAGATCGGGGTCGAGCGGGATCGGCAGTTGGTCGCGAGGGCGTCGCACAATGTAATGCTGGTCGCCGATATGGAGGTGCAACGCCATCACGCCCCCCGCAACCGATCGAACCTGACCCCGAGGTCGTCATACTCCTCGCGGGCGTCCAACAGCAGCCGATCGATCCGTTCGGTCTCGCGCTCATCGCCGCGCCGGGCTGCCGCGTGCACCTCGGCCTGCAGATGGGTGACCCGCTCACGGGCCTCGGTGAGGCGCTGGGCGAGGCGTGGGTTGGCCAAACGGGCGCGGGTGACCGCCTGGTAGCGGACGCCCTCGACCGGCTCCAGCGCCTCTAGATAGGTCAACGAGAAGTGCCGCGCGCCGGCCTTCGCCGCCGGCTCTTCCTCCGGTAACACTGGCTCCGGCCAACATCTGCAATTGTAGATTTGGCCGGCATGGGCAAGCTCGCCGCGCTCGCCGGCTTCCGGCGGATCGTTCCACGGGATGAACCGCCCCTCCAGCTTCTTGTGCCGAGGCCTTACGTCACGATCCCTGACCGTTCGCCAGATATACCCGGTCGAGCCGAGATGCTCCGCGCGCACCTGGGTAAAGCTCGTGGTCGCCCGGCTGCTCTCGGTGCGAGCGATCAGATTCGCGCGCGAGCGCGTCACCAAGCCGGTCGCCATGATGTCGTCGGAGATGTCCTCCCAGCGCTTCTCGCCGCGCAGCGACTGCTCCGATAGCTGGAACACGCGCCGGGCGGCATCGACCGGTAGGCTCTTGATCAGGTGCACCTGTTGGCTCTGCAGCGCCGCGAAGGTTGGCCCGGTCGGCGCGGTGGCCAGTTCCTGGCGCAGCGATCGCCCGATGTTGCGCCCGTGCGCGTACCAGGCTTGGGCATCGCGGCGGTTGACCTCGGCGACCATCAAATACGCCAGGCGTTCCGCCCACGGGCCGATCATCCGCGCGTAGTCCATCAGGCTGCGCTGTACCTCGGCGGCGCTGTTCGGGTCGTTGGGGTTGAAGACTCCGTTGACGATGTCGCCGATGTGGTTGGCCAGCTTGCGCAGCTGCAGCCCATACTGGATGTAGGATTTGTGCGCTTTGTTGAAAACCTCGCGCTGCTTTCGCGTTTCCTTGCGGCGCGCGGCGTAGGCGTCGGTAGACGGCCACCAGTTGAACCGGCTCTGCCGGCTGGGATCGATGCCGATAAAGTTGGTGCTCTGCGGGTTGGTCGTCGGCATCAGACCGGCGTGCCGCGACCCATCGTCGGACGGGGTATCGGCACCGGCATGCGCCCGGCGCTGTGCGCTCCGGCGATCGGTGTCACATTGCCGGCACCGGGAACCGCGCCAGCATTGGCACCGCCGCCGCGACCGCCGACATGGACATGCACATCAGGCTCGCGCGGCTGGCCCGGCTGCCCCGGCTGCCCGCCTTCCTCGCCAGGCTCCGGCGGGTTCATCGCCATTTCATGCTGCATCTGTTGCTGCTCTAGCTCCATCTGCTTCTGCAGCATGTCCTCTTGCTGGGCCTGCTCGATCTCCTCGTCGGATATCGTGTTCCAGATGCCGGTCAGTTGCGACGATTGCCGTAGCTCTTCGAGCGCGCGCGCTTTGGTCACCACCCCGATCTCGAAGGCCGAGAGCACGTTGCGTGAGGTGATTTCCGAGATTTCGCTCTTTTCCTTGGGCAGCATCTGCCACAGCGGCAAGAAAGTGAATAGCTCGTCGGCTTCCGGCAGATCGATGCCCTCGCTGCGGGCGATCACCTTGGCGACGGTCTCGATCGGGCGCGTCAACCGCAATTCCTGGTTCTGGTGGATGCTGTCATAGTAGGTGCGCAGATCAGATTCGCCGGTCGAGTTCAGTCCAGCTGGTGACTGACCGAACAGCCGCACCAGAGGAATGCCGAGCGCACCACTGAGTTGCTGACCGAACTGCAGAAGCGCTTCATCCAACCCGCCAAACGCATAGGTTGTCGTCCCAAAATCGTCGTCGCTGTCGAGCAGAGTAATCCCTTCGTTGGTCTGCGCCCAGCGAATCATGTTGATGTGGTTCAACAGGCGCTGCATATCCTGCCCGCCGGTTGTGATCATCATCCGCAGGCCTTTGACTTTGACCCATCGGAGGTAAGCCTTATAGATTAATTGAGCGACACCTTGAGTTGCGCTATCGAACGCGATCAAGCGGTCGTACAACCGCTCGTAAACTGCCATTCCCCATAGATTCTCACTGATCTTTTGCCAATATGGTAAGTCGTAGCCCTCATAGCGGAATATCCGCGAGTAGTGGATGGTCTGCATCGGAAATGCCGGCGCATCCGCCGTGACGCGGTAATAGCGCGGCAGGCCGCGTTCGGTGCGGCTCTCGTCTTCAGTCACCAAATCACTAAGTGACGGTTCGACCATCCAGCGGTCCATTACCGTCAGACCGCGATAGCTGCCTTTGCCGACCGTCTCCAGGCGCAGCGGCGTCTTCGGGTCTTGCCCGGCGATATTGATCGCGGCGATCGCGCCGCCGTACAATCTGCCCCACTTGATTAACAAATTTAATTGTTCCCACACCCCGAAATCGCGAAAGTGCCGCTGCAACTTCTCCTGGTCTTTGGGCTGCATCTGGCCAGAAAAATCTATGCCCATCTTGACCATGTCGTCGGCAACGGCATCAATAGCCACGCCACAGACCCAGGATGAGCGGTACATCCATTCGAGCAGCGTGCGCTCGCGGGTGATCGGATTGAAACTATAGGAGCTTCCGCTTTGCAGGTTCGGTGTGCCGAAACCGACCGATGCCATAAAGTTCTGGTAACTGTCACTTGTCGCCCAGGCTTTGCCGCCATCGGGCCGGTGGAGACCAGGAAGTCCCTGCGGCGGTGGTTTGACATCGTACCCACCGGGTGGAGTGGGTCGCGACGACAGCGGATTGCCATGCTGATCGACTAGCGGCATCGGCATCTCCGCGCTATTTGATAGACACAGCCAACAATCGAACGAGGAACATTCATGGCTGGCGTAAAGGGACGCAGCGGTGGTCGTCGGCCTGGAGCCGGCAGGCCAAAAGGCAAGACCGCCGCGACGCTGCAGCGCGACGCGCTAGCGCGCGATCTCGCGGCGCTGTTGAAAGTACTGGACTCAGAGGCGCAGGTTCGCCGGGCGTTCTTCGAGGCGAACCCAATGATCCTACGCCGGCTGACCGATATCGAACGTCACCTCGGCCTGCGCGAGAAGGTCAGGATGGAACGCACCAGCCGGCACAACCCGCAAGGCCGTTCCTCGGCAGCCGAGGCGCTATTCAAGGGTCCGGCGTAAACACCTCATCCGGGTGGTTGGTGGCCCAGGTCTCCCACGCGCTGTTGAGACCGGGATCGACGAAGGTAGCGGTGACTTCCATGCCCTTCTGGGTCAGTCGGTCGAGGAACTCTTCGAGCGTGCCGCGCCACATCGGGTTCGGCACGATCACCTGGTTCGAGCGATAGGTGCCCCATTGCGGCCCGTTGTCAGAGACCTCCGGCAATCCCGCCGCCAGGATCGGCACCGGCAGATCGACCAGTGGGGATGTCGTATCGACGACCCAGCCGAGCACATGGTTGTCGTAAAGCTGGATGTGATCGCTGTAATCACAGGTGATGATCAGGGTGTCTTGCGTCGCCGGGATCGCCTGCGTCGCGGACGGTGATGCGCGCCCGCTGCCTTTGGCCATCTGTCCCCTCCTACAGCATCCCAACCCAGGCACGCCGCCAGCGTGGCTGCAACGGCGCGTAAGCTAGCATCAGCGCATCGGCATGGTCCGGCGACACCAGGCCGCGCTCGACCATCTTCTCCTTGCGTTCGAGTTCGATCTGGCCCTTCGAGGTCATATTGTATTTGATGCCGACCAACTGCCCAGACAGGTCGTCATCATCAGGGATCGCAATCTGACCGCTCTCAAACAGAGTGCGGAGATGCCAAAACAGTTCAGCGCGCAGATTGCGGAACCGCTCTGTATCTCCCCGTTCATCGGAGTCGCGATCATGTCGGTCACTAGGAGCGAAGCCGACGTTGATCGGGATAATATCCACGGACAGGTGACCAAACTCGCCATCCGACACCAACTCCTTGAGGCGATCGGTGACACCGCCGCCGAGGCCGGCATCGTCAACCTTGACCACCGTCGCACCTGTCTCGCGGATCGCCTTAACGATCATGCCGGTGACATACATCAGGTCGCGCTGATGCAGGACCGTGTGGATGTGGGCGCGCATGCCGCGCTTGCAGATGATCACCGTCGCGTTCGAGCCGAACCGGGCGATGTCGCAGCCAAGCTCGACCTCGTCGCCATCCTCGGTCTCGGACCAGCGGTCGATCGCGGCGCGGACCCAACCCGGCGGAATCAAGGTATCGTCGCCGACATCCGGGAATTGGCCCAACACCTTGGATTGCCACAGCGGCGACTGCTCGCCCCAGATGCGGCGCTTGTCCTCGACCCATTCCTCGCTGGTCAGCATCTTCCTGAGACGGTCAGGCACCGTCTCGTGGGTGAAATTCGGACTATCGAACGCGCTGATATGGATCACATGCCAGCCGCTGCCAGGCTTGCAGACCTCGGCGAAATGGCTGGCCGGATCGTCGGGATTGCCGATCGCCAGCATCCGCGAGCCTTCGGTCGTCGCCAGAGAGTCTGCCGCGACCCAGAGGTTCGCCGGCACGCCGCAGGCCTCGTCGATCAACACCAGGAGTCTCTCTGCATGGTAGCCCTGGAACGCCGCCGGGTCGTAATCGGCAGGCTTGCGCCCGGTCGCGACCTGATAATTCTCGATCCACCAGTTCGACTGGTTGGGCTTGCCCGGCAAATGCCCACGCGCATGCGCCGCGTGTATCTCTTGCCACAGGATACCCTTGACCTGTTCGTCGGTCGGCGCGGTGGTAATCGCCTTTGCGGTGCCAGGCGGCGAGGTGCCGCAAAACCAGCAGACGACATTGGCGGCGATAAAGCTCTTGCCGACGCCGTGCGCGCTGGCAACCGCGACCTTGCGGTACTCCTGCACCGCCTTGACGATTTCGATCTGCTTCGACCACAGGAACGAGCCGACGACCTCGGTCAGGAACTCCACTGGTCTGTCATGGTATTGCACCATGCCTTGCCGGACGCGATCGCGCCGCGCCTTGTCGGCGCGGTAAGCATTGGCAAGGGTCGCTTCTTTGTCACTACGGCGTTGTTGGACTTTCTCGCGGAATGTTCGCATTAGCGCTGCGGAAAGCCGACCACGTTCTCGCCTGCGCCGATCATCGCGATGCGCGCATCAAGCTCGTCTTCCGACATTTCGCTGATCGGGCGAACCACCTCTTGCACCGAGGTTTCCTTCCAGCCGGCGCGGCACTTCAACCAGAACATCGCGGCGTGCACCCGCGCATTATCGTTTTTCAGAATCTGGTCCGGCGTGCCGCAGATGCCGGAGAATAGCCACTGCGCCACCTTGGCATTAGCAGCTTCCCGACCTGTCTCAAGCTCGATATGCATGTGCTTGCGTAGCGTCTTGACGCTAACCTCAAACACCCTGCCGATGATTTCATGCGGTATCCCGTTGACCGCCATCATCGTGACGATGTGTCGATCCTCGTCGGACGGTTTCCATTCTTCGTTTTTATTACGTCGAGAAACGATTGGCTGGTAGGTCGGCGACGGCGCAGCCACCGCATCAGGCACAGGATCGGTGACAGTGCGAAACCGAACGAGACGGCTAACGCTGCCATTTCCAAACGCGATCTCACTCATGGAACAACACCGCGCGAATCGCGCAGTCCTTTGCTTCGAGCAGCTTGCGCAATGCCATGGCGCGCTCCTGGTTGCGTGGGAGACCTTCGGCGATAATCTCGGCGAGTCGCTTAAAATGCCGGCTCACCGCCTGGAGGTCCGGTGACAGATGATCGAACGAGAAAAATTGCAGAATCGGTTCGTCTTCCATCACGCGCTCGTTGGGCGATGCTTGCGCTTGTGGTGGACGACCGGCGGATTCTTGTAGTGCACGTTCTTATGGTAGTGCCGGTGGTGCCGGTGACTGTACGCCAGGCTGCCAGGCGGCGGCGTGTACGGCTGCTCGACGACCGGAGCCGGCGGTGGCACATAGGCCGGCGCGACCATCGGGGCAGGCGGCGGCGCAGGCGGTGCCTCGACATGCGCGGGCGCGCAGGCAGCGAGAGCCAAGACAGGCGCGACCCACAGATACCGCATCTTACCCTCCCACATCGCCGGACAGGCCAACAGGACCGTCGCAGCATGATTGTATGCCGGTTCCGTTACAGTTTTGACAAGGCAGGTAGATCGAGCGCGGACAGCCCGGCTCGTGATAGCGACCGAACCCCGTGAAGCAGCAGCAACACGCGCCCGACACGCTGTCGGAGAGGTCCGGGTCGCCCGGCATCACTCCGGTAACCGGTAGGCTGTCGCGCATCACCCGGCCAGAACCGTGGCATTCTTCGCAGATCATCGGGGGTAGCCATACTGCTAGATATATATAAGCACAACGGCGGCGAGGTCAGACGCTCGCCGCCGTTGCCTTCCAGGCCATTCTGCGCCCTGGAACTGGCCCGCCATCTGCGAAATAGCCGGGAGACCCGGCTACCTTTCCAACGGAGATGGCGGGCCAGAGCCGCTAAGATCGGCAGAGAGACCCCGTCTGTCAACCTTGCGACCTAAAACCCGACGCACTATGTTTACCCCTTGTAACCTTTCCAACGGTTCGACATGGCCATTCTAATCGACGATGTCGCCGCTACGGCGGCAATGGTCCGCGACTTGCGCCGGCAAGACCCGGTCCTCGAAATCTATCCACAAATGATCCACAAGCTCAAAGGCGCGCCGCGCTTCCTGCTCGACGAGAGCGCCACCAGGACGACCGTCGAACTTACCCTCGGTCGGCCCAAGGTCATGCTCGACGCGCTGCGCGACTTTCGCCTGCCCTACCAGGTAATGTGGGTCGAATGGCCGGAGCACGCCCGCAAGAAAATCCGCGACGTGTTCCCCGGTCTCAACGATGGCATCAATGACCTGACCCCGTTGCCGGAGCGGGTCGGCTTCCTGATCGAAGCGACCGACGACACCGGCAGGCGCGGCAAGATCATCTGGCTATGGAACGGCGGCAATGCCGACGTAACCAGGGAATTGATGCGGCAGATGGGTGCCAACATCCCCAACGTCGCGCCGATCTCGCCTTATTTCGATCTCGATCGCGTGCACGAGAAGCAACACACCGAATCGTTCCTACGCAACAATTTGGTGAAGTACTGGCTCGACAACCCGATCCAACTGGATTCGCTCTACGGCATCTGGCAGACCGCCGATCACCGGTTCAGCCGCTGGGGCTTACAATACTGCCAGTCGATGATCGACTATGCCGGCGAGGAGGCCGTCAAGTCTCGTATCCCGTACATGTGGAGCGATGTCTATGGCGAGTACATCGTCGCCTGGGCAGCGCTGTTGCTGCTGACCTCGTCACGCCGGGTCGTCACCTACCGCAATGTCGATCGCGCGAAACAAAACAAGCTGCGCCGCCTGCGCAAGCAGCCACTGCTACAGGATCACACCGAGGTGACACTCTACATCGGTGAAAAGCACGATGACGGTCAGCGCCGGCAACCGCTGGGCTACGCCCGCAAATCGCCGCGCGTGCATATGGTATCATCGTTCTTGAACCATCGCGGCTCAAAGCACTGGATCGTCGCGCCGTTCTGGCGCGGCGAGGGTGAGACCATCCACCGCCGCGTCAACGTGAAGGGATAGAAGAATGCTGAAGGCCTCGATCATAGGCGATGACGGCAAGCACCTGATGATCCTCGGACTGAGTTTCAACAACCTCGATGAGCTTCGGCAAAAACCCTGCGGCACTTACATCATCGTCAAGGGCGACGAGATCGGTGTGCCTGGCATCGAGGTGATGATCTTTTCGGGCCGCACCGAGCAGGAGATGTCGCACTATATGACTGATTTTATCCACCCCAAGAAAACCAAGGTCAAGATCGACCCTCGGCTCAAGGATTAAAAATCTCCCGGCCTGGTTCTTGAACGATTGGTTACTAGGCATTACCTATCGGGCGTTCCAACGGAGACCCCGATGCCCGCCGCCGATATCCCGCTGATGGATCACTTCCACGCCTGGACGTTCCAGAAAAAGGTCGATGGCCGACCGCTGTCGCCGGCTGTGCTCAACCAGCAGACGCGCATGCGGATGCTGTTGCGCAAGGCGCAGCGCTTCAACCTCGACGACGACGCGGTGCGGCTGATCTGTCACTTGTCGCACCAGAGGGACCGCTTCCCGGCCTGGAGCTTCCTCGCCCGGCTCCCCTACGACACGATGTGGGTGGAGTTCGACCTTCACACCAAGATCAAAGAGTTCGAGGCGATGGGCAGCCTGGGCGGTGCCAGGCGCGCCCAGTTCGAGCCGGAGCGGGTCGCGCCGCGCCTCGGCCTGCTCCTGCACCGCGACGACCCGGAATCGGATAGCCCGCGCTGGGTCTGCCACGAGTTCTACCTCGGCAACAAGATGACCGAGACCGAGCACTATTTCGGCTGGATGACCTACGTCTTCGATCCCGAGGGCGACACGATGTTCCCGATCCGAGGCTCGAAATTCTGGCGGCAGCCGACCCTGTCGCTGCTCCCGGATTTCCCAAAAGACCAGATCGGGGTCCATCTCGGCGATGCCGACGCGCCAGCAGTGTGGGTCGATGTCGATGTCGAACATCTGCTCTGCGGCATGTTCGAAACCAAGAAAGACGAGGACGGTCTCAGCTATGTCGCCGCGCCGGACTGGTTCGTCAACCGCAGCGCGGTGATCTATAACCCGTGGTGGCAGCATTACATCGAGGACCGCGATCGCGAGCGGCGCTACCGGGTGATGATCCACGAGGCGCGCGAACTATCGGGCGCGTTCCGCTGGGTGATCACCATGCTGGCCACGATCAACGGTCTGCCGCGCGATGTGAAGCCGGTGCACCAGCGCACGGGTGGGCGCACGGTCGGCATGAACGTGTTGCCGTATTTCCAACACAACAACCTGTCGCTGACCATCCCACGCGACGACCGGGTGGTGTACGCCCGCCAGGCGCTCGATCGGCTCGCCCGCAACTCGCGCCGTCCGCAACACGATGTGATCGGGCACTGGCGCGTGATCGAGCGCGGCAAGGCGAAAGGCCTATGCCGGCATATGCCGGTGATGGTCGAGCACGGGGTCGGCCTATGCGAGCGCTGCGAGCTTTTGATTCGCTGGATCAGCAATCATACGCGCGGCGACCCGACCCTCGGTATCATCACCCACGATGTCTACAACATCCACGGCAAAAAGCGCCTAACCAAGAGGACCGACAACGATGGCCCAGGAACCGGTCACCACGATGGGACCGAAAATGTCTCTGATGACAGCGGAGCGCATCCAGTTGATCAACTGGGTGTGCAACGCGACCGGCAAGCCGCGCTGGCTGATCAGGACGCTGACCGACATGCAGCTGCACGCGATGTACAGCGTCTCGCTGATCCTGCAACACAGCCTGATGGCGATGCGCCTGGCCCGCATTCAATCCCGCAATGATGGAGTGAGATTATGACCGGCTGGAATTTACCGCCCGGCGTCACCGATCGTATGATCGACCAGGCAGCGCCCGGCTATTACGACGAACCAGAAGAGGGCGAAGAAGAACCCGAAGTGCGTGATTCTCTATCGCGATCTCGCCGGCAAGGTCCGCATCCTGTCGGGCGGACGGGCCGGCATGATCGTCTTCGTCGATATCGACGACCTCGCCAAATGAACCCGGCCCCTTGTTAATTGGTTACACGATATTATCTATTGGTCTCCACCCTTTCCAACGGAGACCACCGATGTTCTGCAATGCCGACGACGTGAAGAGCTATATCCTGGCCGGGCACGCGACCGTGACCCTAACCAGCCAGCGGACCCAGTGCCGCTACACCTTCAAGGTCAGCCAGGCGAAGGACCGCGAGACCGGCGAGCCGAAAGACTTCTGGTTCGTCGGCCTGCTCGCCGGCCCCGACAACGAGAGCGACTACCAATATATGGGGCTGCTCGACGCGCAGCGCGGCTTCCGCCTGACCGCCAAATCGCGGATGACCACCGAGGCGAAGCCGGTCAAGGGCTTCGACTACATGTGGCGGCACGTTGCCGCCGGCCAGATGCCGCCGGCCATGGAAATCCGCCACGAGGGTGCCTGCGGGCGCTGCGGGCGCAAGCTGACGGTCCCCAGCAGCATCGACTCCGGGATCGGTCCCGAGTGCGCTAAAAAGATGGGAGGGGCGGCGTGAGCCGCCTTTCTCGCGTGGGGAACCGTACGATGACCTTGACCAGAGCGGAACGCTCCCGCTACCGGGAACTGATCCGCGAGCTATCGCGGCGCGCTGATACCAGCGTGCCGTGCATCAATCCGAAAGCCAGGGATGCTGGCTGGATCGTGGCTTTCTGCAATTGCCACGTCTGCCGTCGCGGTGCGGCGCTCGTCGAGCTTGGCGATCTCGCCGACCGCATGGACAACCTGCCGCGCGGCTGGGTCCAGCCGCCGGCCAACATGAAAGCGACAGAACATGCCTAGGATTTACACCAGTGCCAGCGATCCGCTGGACTTTTGCGCCCGGCATTTCCCCGGCAAGAAGCTGGCCCGGCAGCGCTACGGCAATGTCGGCAACGGGCCGGACGGTCGCGGCAATTGCTTCGGCTACAACGACGACCACCCGCCCTACGATAGCTGGGACTATCGCTGCCAAACCTGCAACTGCGTGCTCACCGAAAGGGACGATTGATGAAGACCAACTTTTCCGGCGGCGAGGTCCGCACCGGCAGCGCCGTGTGGAACACCGGCCCGGCGATGCCGGTGCCGGAGCCGCGTGAGTACACGCTGCGCGTCGAGCTTCCGAACCTGGCCGGCTGGATGGAAGCTAAAGCGGCGACGCCGGAGGCGCTGATTGCCTTCGAAACCCAGACCCGCGCGCTCGACTACGAATGGATCAGCCTCGACCGGACCAAGCCGGCGAAACCGGAGGGCGGCACGATCGAAGGCCTGGGTCCGATCGGCAAGCAGCTTAAGGACGCAGGCGCATTCGACACGGGAGCAGACGGCTAGTCTCCCTGGAGCGCCAGCTGGCGCGAGGGTGGTCGGGTTGAGACGGCCAGCCTCATATAGCGCCCGGCGATCCTAAACAACCCCGTCAGCTTGGGCAGCGGGTGCTAAGCTCTCCTACCGCTGGCAACAGGCCGGAGGGCGCGGTCTCTGGGTTCCAGGCCGCGCCCTTCGTCATTTTAGCCCCTTGCAATCCCGGAATAGGTTACCATATGTAACCTATCGGAACCTTTCCAACGGAGACCACCCCGTGACCTTTATGAACCTCAACTGCTTTGCCTGCGGGCGAAAAATCTTAGAGAACCCCTACGAAGCCGATACCCGCGACGACCAATTCGTCTGGGTCGGACCCGAGTGCTTCAAACACATCCGCGCCGCTGGCGATGCCGGCTGGCAGCCGCCGCGCCGCCCGCACGGGCCGCGCCTTTACCCGATGCCAAAGGAGACCCCCGATGCCTGATTTCGTCATCACCGACCACGGCACGATCGTGACCTTCCGCGCCGACACGCCCGAGGCGCTCGACTGGCTGGAGGAAAACGTCGTCTCCGAGGGCTGGCAGTATCTCGGCTCGACGCTCTGCGTCGATCACCGCCGCGCTGCCGACCTCGCCGCCGGCATCGATGGTGCCGGCTTCGACATCGAGGTGCGCTGATGAGCGGCTACGTTTACGTCACCAGCGCATGCTGCAACTGCCACCGGGTGTTTTCGTACAACCCGGTTCACGTCCCCAGCATTCGCATCAAGGGCGTGCGCGAGCCGGTCTGCAGCCACTGCATTGCCAAGGCCAACGTCGTCAGGATCAAGAACGGCCTGGAGCCACTGGCGACCCACCCACAAGCCTATGAGCCGATACCGGAGGAGGAGCTGCCATGGTGACCGCCTACGCCGTCGAGCGCCACGATATGACCACCGAGACCCCGACCATCGTTCGCAGGTTCAGCGTCTGCGGCCCGTGCATCCCGGTCGGCAAGCTAGTCAAGCGCACCGACAAGAGCATCATCTTCCGCAACCATCGCGGCGAGATCAAGCGGCGCGGCGGCTTCCGAGTGAAGCACGATCTCTATCACACAGAGCCGTGCTCATCGTGTCGGGACCACCCGCGCACGCAATACCCGAACGGCTATATGGATTGAGGTGACCAATGAAGACCTACGACTACCGGTTGTTGTACGCGGCGATCGCCGCCGTGCTCGCCATCGGCATCGGTGCCGCCATCCACCATTACTACGACCCGATCCTTTTCTGGACAATCAAATAGGTGACCAATGAAATTCCGCATTGAATTTGACTGCGACAACGCCGCGTTCGACGACGCGCGCGATATCGAAATCGCCGACATCCTGGTCAAGGTTGCCGGCAGCATCACCCGCGACATGCCGCGATCGGGCACCTCCTATTCGGTGCTCGACTCGAACGGCAACCGGGTCGGATACTACAGTCTGAACAAGTAACGCCGGGGAAGCCCGCCCTGGACCGAGGACAGCAGATGCCCCTCCCCAAAAACGATTACAACGCGAGTTGGTTCGACGAGCCGATCCACCGGACGCGCGAAGAGATCGACGCGGCATTCGGCAAGGAGCGGTTGGAGGCGCTATTCAAGCGACTCGCCGACCGCGCCGGGATCAAAATTCGCAAGGACATCCCCGACGAGTACAACCGCGAACCGGAGGGGCCAGATGAGTAATATTCACATCCACGTCCACGACGGCGGCAGCGGTCTTATGGGCAGCCTCGCCAAACCCGCCCTTCTTCGCCTGGTCGCTATGAACCCGGCCATTTCGTAATGCGATTTCCGCGTCACGGCGGTCCAATTCGGAACCTATTGGCGGAAGAAGCGGTCTCCGAAAAGACGCTGATGTCATCCATCGATGGAAAGCTGACGGTCCTGATCTGGGCCGTTGGCATCAACGCAGCGGCGACAATAACGATGTTAGCAAAGCATTGGTGACGTGGACGCCAAAAAGCGCCTCGCCTATTATGCCCATAATACAGTCGGGCAGGAAGCCGGCGGTGTCACCACCGCCGGCTTTTTGTGTCACTAATCCTGACACACCGCTAGGGTGTCTTGGGACCAGCGCCACCGGGGACGAAGAACCACTGTAACGTACCGCTGGTGTCGGTCGCCAGACCCCAGCCGCCAGTCTCTGGCGCTGGCTTGATGACGACGGCAACCTGCGGCCCAGGATCGCCCGGCGGCGGGTCAATGATGGGCGGATCGACCGGCGGCTGGTCGGGCGGCAAGATCGGGCCTCCCCCTACGGATAGCCCCTCGATCGAGAGGTAGCCGCAGAACACGGCGGGCACCGGTTGGTCGCCCGCCGCCCGGTTTTTCGGATACATGACGCCGTTGAGAATTACAGGTACTGCTGCCATTTCAATCTCCTCTCAAGACAGGTTGATCGTGCACTCGCGAGCTAGCATTGTCTCCGACCCTAGCCGAATT